ACATTATACATTGTATTTAGGTTTTTGTCAAGTATGTTATACAAAATATGTGTTTAACATATCAAGACGATCATGTGCTGTAGCCATTGCATCTAATTCTTTTTGAATTGTTTCAATGATATCAGAGTGTTCTCCAATGCCTACAACTTTTTGCATGTAAACTTCGACGTTAGTCTTATGCAATTCTATTTCCGCTTCAGCGTGTAGTCTTGCCGCTTTAATCATTTGTTCCTTCAAGTCCATAGTTCCTTTCCTTTTAGTATTTTTGTTTAGATGGAATGACGCCTCGTACGCCACCTTTCGGATCTTCCATGTCTCCATCACGACGGAAGATTAAATGTACATGCGGATACATTACTGTTTGTCCCGCACTAGTACCTATATTTAGGCCAATATTATAACCAGTAACGTTATTCTTGGTTGTTGTAACATTATCGTTTCCCATTGACATAGCAAACTTAAAACATTTTTCTACACAATCCATAACATTTACTTTGGGTACTACTAACAAATGTCCTTCAGTTACAGGATACTTGTCTTCGTATACTACAAAGTCTCTAGTATCTAAGTATACGTTATCCCATGGTGCTCTGCCTTCTTGCTGAGCTTGTTCTAATGTATCAAGCGTCATACTTACCTACTATTTCCCAAGGGTAAACTAACCAAACATCATCTTCTGCTTTGTTAACTTCATGTGCAGAATATTGTACACCATGAAACGTACTTGCAAGATTTTCAGTTAGTGTAGCAAATCTTACATTGCGACCCCAAACAGTACTCCATGATGATTCATCAGGTAAGCAACTCTTCATCCAATCTTGTTGTAACCAGTTAAGTGTATTACCCGAGTCGTTTATATCATCAACTACAAGTATATTTTTACGTTTAGCTATATCCCAGCGACTTTTATAAGTGCCACGCTCATCTTCGTCTACGTAACCAAATGCATCAGCTGACATCCAAGTATTACTTTCGCTTTCACTATCGTCATCACGTAAACTAATTTTAACAGCTTCGCAACGTACACCTAGCATGTGACTAAGAATACTTGCAGGAATGTTTCCACCTCTTGTAATACCTACAATATAGTCAGGCTTCCAATTATCTTTTTGCATCTGCATAGAAATATCTATACACATTTTTTCAACATGACGCCAACTGTAATAATGTTTCTTAATCATAGTATTATGTTTTCCTTGTATATTCGTAAACTAATTCATCTTCTGAAAGCACTTTACCAATTGTTCTTTTCGTACCGTTTTTTAAAGTACGTTCAATGATACCGCTGTTATATTCAACATCTACAACGCCACCTTGCTCAATGTCTTCAGGGTTTGTTTCATACCATAACGATGTAAGACTATGTGCATGAACCGACTTAACTTTACTAGCCCATTCTATTGCTTCTAGCTTCAACCTTTGATTTTCAACTTCTTCGTCAAATTCGCTCATTTTACTTTACTCCTTAGCGAGGTAATCTTCGCTATTTTGCCATCTATAACCAATGCCTTGTACAAACGGTACAAAGCCCCATGCCTGTGCTTTCTTGCCCATATAGAACAAACTCCAGCACGGTATTTCTTTTCCGTTAGCGTCTTTCTCAAGTGTTAAGAAATGTAGATCATCTGCTTTACGAAATCTAAAATGACCTGGCCCACGCCAAATACCACGTGAACCTACTATGTTACCTTCTTTACTAACAACAGGTACATTCTCCCAATAACCACCTTTAAGTATAAGTGTTGCATAACTCCAAGGATGATCGTGTAATGTTGCTTCGTCGCTTTTTAAGACTTTGTGTAAAGTGACATTAAACGGAAAGTTCTTTCTATCCTTTAGGAACAAGTACCAACGAACCAAGTAAGGCTCGTTACTATCTCTATCTTTAATTACACGTTTACGACCTTTTAAAAACCCAAACATTATTTACTCTCTTTCAGTGCTTCAAAAGTTTCAATCTTTGCTAGTTCACGTTCATATGCTTCTGCGGCACGTTTTAGGCCTGCATACTTTTCTTCTTTCTCAATATCTCTACCTACAACACCTAGTACACGTTGTATATCTTTAATAGATTGCATAACGTCTATGCCATCTACTTTTAAATCACCTTCAACAGAAAGACCGTATTTTCCGTCTAACGCATTTGTAAATGTAAACGAGTCATTAGTATATATAGATGAAGGACTAGTAGTAAAACTATCATCCCAAGAACTTGTGTCTATAGTAATAGTACTACTATCATCGCCACTAAATGAATAATTAAAATTATCTCCCATCCTTAATCCTCTCATATAGAGCACTACCACTGAAAAAATCTTTGTTAAGTGCTTGACGTTGTTTTTGCAAACTAACCAAATAGTCGCTATAGTTTTCCATATAGTTACGTATCTTGTCAACAACTTCACCTCGATGCTTTCTATATGTTGTATAGTCTTCAGTCCATTTACTAGGATATTTAAATTCAGGTAATGCCATTTCACTGTAACTAAGTCTATCAGGCATCATTGGAATAGCGTCAACTAGTGCGCCTTCATACCAACTAATACCTAGTGTTTCTTGTAGGTTAGCACTAAACACCATCTTTGCTTCACCTAGTAAGTTATGGTATTCGTTCTTTGTAAGTTCACGTTCTTGACAAACAACAAACTCATATTCTGGTAGCTGTTGTGCTAAGTCGTTAAAAATATCAACTTGTTTTTCTGGAGCAACTCTATGTGGAAATAGTATAAGGTTACGCTTTTCCATACCTTTGTAGCTAGTTAAGCTATCCTTTAGATACTCCATAGGCCATCCTACACGACTTATTTTGTCATAGTCTATTGCATAGTCTTCGTCAAATACATCTGTAAACATATCAATATGAAAGTCCGTAGCAAAGAAGTTATCATCATAACATTCAAACATTGACATTTCAGCATGTCTAACCCAAGGTTTATTACCTATAAGTCTGCCTAAGAAGTCTTGCGGATCATAAGACCCTGCATGCCATAAGCCACCAACAGTAATCTCAACACCTAGTAGTTCTGCCATATACTTTAATTGTACGACAGTAGGATTCCATGCATCTGTATATAGAAAGTAATCGCCATTTGATACTTTACCATTACAAAACATTTCGCCTATTTGTTCTAGTTGTTTGCTTTTATAAACATTAGTACCACCAAAGTTAAGGAACGCCCCAGGCGTAGTTGCCTGAGGTGTATCCCCGCCACTAATGACGTTTACATTTTCATTTGTAAATCTCTTGAGTTGCTTTGGAAGATACTCTTTCCATTGCTTAGTGTAGCGTGTATCTACAGCCTCAATATCTACAATATGAATAGTCATTAGTATCTCCGTTTGTTGTTATAGTTTTTACCTGAAGAGCGATTTTTTGCCTTAAGGTGGTTAACATGCCTTTGGTATGAACGCCATACGTAAGAGCGATCGTTGTACAAATCTTTTTCATTGAATGAAAAAGCCACGTTTTTAGCGTCACCAACGTAGCGACAAAAATCTTTGAAGTTTTCCAAGTCTCGAAAAATTTTGTCATAAGCCGGCTTATTAAAGTCGATTGCCATTTTTTAATATCCTCTATTAATAGCACTTTAAGATTTAGGGTAGTAAATTGAACAGCCGTTTTCGTTGTCTTCTGCAACGCTGATCTCTACAAACCGGCCGGGGTATTTGTTAGAGATTTGAGTATACAAGTCATCTGCGATCATCTCACAGCTCTTGTAATCTAGATCAAGCACTGACGTGTTACTGTCAATGTTTTGATATAATCTTTCAAGCCATCGCTTAAATTGGATGAATTCGATGTCCCTATCGTTGTGGAACACTTCAATGCGCACCCGGAAGTGAAAGATATGACGGTGCATAATACCAAGAAACGACACATCGTCCCAATCACCTGTTGCCAATTTTGGATCACTATCTGCTCCTGGATACTTATGGACACCTTCTTTATTAAAGGTTACCCATATACTTCGTTGTGCATTATTTAGTGTATCTTCCATTTTATTCTCTTCCTCTCTGTAGCGCCTTAGCATATAATCGTAATAGCGTTCTTGCATAGTATTAGTATACTTTCATTCTAAAGGTTTGTCAAGTGAATATTTACTCCAATCAGTAAATTTTTCTCTATCCATTAAGTCGTGTAGGCTATGACACCAAACACCTGGGTTACTTGCTTTAAAGTCTTTGTCATCAATTTTAACCATTGTATTATAGTTCCACTGTTTAACATAAGGTACTACAACACGTATTTGTGGAATAAAGTAATTGCTTTCAACAAGTCCGCCATCTAAGAACCATTCTAAGTTAATAGTACTCGGAATGTCTAAACTACACAGGATTTCTTGATCAGTAAAAGCACGAATCATTAGATCCCAATCTTCAAAGTCATCTGAAGTCTTAGGATTGTATGAATGATTAGCACCAAAGAAGATATGTTCACACTGTTCTTCTGCATAGTACTTCATAATCTTGTTATAGTCTTGTATGCCTGTAACAAATAATGTTTTCATTCCAAACGCAGGAGTCTTTTCAACTTCTACGCCTGTAAACAAAGTAATGTCGTTTGCTTCGCCTGTGTCGTAATCTCGTTTCATAATGATGATAGCCTTGTTTCTAGTCTATGTATTTCGTCTTTAAACCAAAGTTTTTTTGTTTTTAATCTATTAATTTCACCGTCGCTTGCAAATGTATTATACAACACTTTTATTTCTTCGTCAAGTGTCCTGTGCTTTTTGTATAATTCTTGTAAATAGCCTGCTATTTTATTGTGTTCATTAGTAAAGTTGCTCATCCTCTAATACCTCTAATTTAGTTTCATCAAGGTCTTCTTCGTCTGTAATAGTAGTTTCTTGTTCTACTTCTTCGAACAAGCTACCAAAATAAGTGCTACTGTTTACAGTCTTCTTACCAACAGCACCTCTAGTACCTGGTATAGTCATCCAAAAACGACTATACTCTTCTATAATTGCATTTGCTTCTTCACGACCATCTGCCGCAAATATTGCTTCTACAACATCTCTAAATAGAACCCTATCAAACTTTTCTTGTACAAGCATATTTGGAATGATTCCTGCATCATATTGTCTGTTTGCTTCTTGAACAGCATTAATATGACTCCATACATTATGACCCATTTGAATAGCATATGAAAAACTATCCCAACTAGTCTTGCCTTCTTTACCAATTTTGTTTAGCATACCTGGTGCATAGTGACAAATGTCATTTACTTTAAGTCCGGTACTAAGTGGGCTATCAGTAAAGTTCTTAAAAATGTTATCTTGTAATACAGCATCTCTAAAACCACGTGTATCAGATGCATACTTCTTATCGTCTACACTTGGAACCATTCGATACACCCATTTAGATCTATCTTCAGTTTCAGTTTGAATGTAAATTTGTCCGTTTGCTGTAGCAAGAAAAGGACTAGCACAATCAAATGTAATCATAAAGTTTGGGTTATGATACTTACGAACAGCTCTTTGTATGTCTGTTAGTAATGTAGCCCATTCTAGTTTAGATGTGCCTAAGAAGTGCATTACATCGTGTATGCCTTGCTCCAATAGTCCGTCATACCTTAATGCAACTATACGTTTAAGAACCAAATGCACATCACACATGTTCTGACCACCCATTGACCAACCATTAAAATGCTTATCTGGGTATATGTTAGGATCGCAATAGTCTTTCATCTGCTCGTACCAGTCATCTGCATCTGCATGATTCTCACCTTGCAAAACATTTAACAATTTACAAGCACCTGTTCTATGCTTCATCCAATAGTCATTATTAATACGTGTTGCTTTAACAGCTTCTTGGTATGTGCTAATGCCTGTTGCTTTTGCTCCTTCGGGCGAACGTGCTACCCAAGCCGGAATATCAAGTACCATGCCATAGTCCATATAAGCATCCATCCAACGGAGAACGCCGTCACGTTTCTTTTGTGCTTTAGGACAATTGATATCTTTCCAATCGCCTTCCCAAACACCTTTACCAATTTGGAAACCTCCTGAGTCTCCTAGTAGCCAAGTGTTTTCTCTATCTCTATTTCGAACCATATCTTCTTTAGGAACAACCTTAGTTGTATCTAAGTCAGCATGTCCAGCTGAATACAAACTCCATTTATATGTAAACTGTCCTTCGTTCTTATTAAGATAATTTAAACTCTCAACACCATTAGCAAAGTTACTTGGAACACGATTCTTATCAACATACTCGTCATACCGTTGCTTACCTACATAAGTTGCATAAAAGCCGCTTAGTGCAGGCAAGAACGTTGCATAATCATTTTGTGTTGCTGTTAAATCTTTGTTCATTTATTTTCCTATAGTCCTAGTATGCCAAACAAGTTAAACCATCCCATTGATGTTCCGATTACAACTGGCACACCAATCATTGTTACTGCAATAATAAAGAACGCTAGTCCTGCGCCTTTATTGTGATACGGTTTGTTTGGATCACTCATGCTCGCCACCTTTGCCACGTAATGTGTAAAAGATTTGAGGCTTGCGTTTAGCAGCTTCAAATGTTGCTACTGTTATACATACAGCACCTAATAGTAATGTGTGTATTAGTATGTTAGCACCCAAGTACATCCAAGTACCAGTCATTGCTGTAAATGCAATACACCACATCCATGCTAGTATTTGCATCACCATGTGACGGACTCTTAGATCCTTAATGTTAGATAATGGATTCTTATCACTATCCATTATAACATTCCACCAATCAATAATAAAACTCGTCATTAAACATTTCTTTCTTTTTACTTACTTTGTGCTGGTAAGATATAATCATACTTGACCATACCACTATCTACACTAATCATCATAGCACCTTGATCACTAATGCTCATTGTTACATCGCCGTCTAAGTTTAAGACGCTTTGTACTTGTGCTACAGGCCAACTCCATTGGTGTTGTAGCGATCCTTCAATTCCGTGTTGGAATACAAACTCACCTGCGTGTGTACTTGCATCACCAAAACTAAACACTAAGTTACCATCAGTAGTCTTTACATTAAATGTAGGCTCTTCTGAATGTGCCGCACTCATTAGTTTCATACGTGCAATACTAGCCATGCTTGGAGTAATCTCTACGTTCCATTGTGCGCCTTTAAACTTAACAGTCTTAAGTTTTTCTTCAATGATTGCTTTGTTCATAAAGCGATAATCATTTTCAAAGTCACCTGCCGCATTTTCAAAGTGAATGTGCGTTGGAATAGTTTCTCCATTACGGTCTGCTTGTATTACATCAATCTTAGCATCTTTCTGATACTCAGGATTCTTTAAATGCAAACTTAGTTTATCTAAGTTAGGCATACCAAATGTACCTGTAAACTCTGCAACAGGATTATTTGTTGATGCTGTTAAAATAACAGATCTATCTTCAGCCATGCTTTCAACTGTTGTGTCTGTATCGCTTGTTACTTTTACTAAACTTAAAAAGCCTAGTGCATGTGTGTGAGCGACAATGTCTTGTAAAATATCTTTCATATGGGTTCTCCGTTTATAATGTTTATTATATTGCCTTTATCTTCTTTTGTCAAGAAGTTTTCTATAAAGTATTTAGGTTTCCAACCTAACGCTTTAATTTTTTCTGTGTTTGCACAAGTATATTCACGTTCTCCAGGTGTATTTAGGCGAACGGGTACATTTGGTGCAAGGTCTTGAATACGTACAGGTGCTCCTGTACCTATATCAATTATTCCATTTACATTGACTTTTGCTATTAGTATATCAATAGCATCTAACAAGTCTTGTAAATGAACAAAGTCTCTATAATGCCTAGTAGCATATTCTAGTGTATCATTGCGTAGTCTTTGAAAGAACATATTCTTTCTAGGACATATGTCTGAATATACTGTATGAAAGCGCATACCTAGTGTGTTAGGGTAACGACTTGCTAGTTCTTCTAAGCAATACTTAGACGCCGCATAAGGGTTTAAATCGGGCTCATATGCGCTACTAGAGCTTGCATAAAGCACTCTTGTGTCAGGGAAAGCATTAAACAAGCGTTTACTTGCTTCGATGTTGTTTAACCAATAACTAGCAGGGTCTTTGATGCTTTCACGTACACCGCTTTTACCTGCTAAGTGTATTACTAAATCAATTGTAGATTCTTTTGGAAACTGACAAAACATTAAGTCTTGTTCTACACCATTAGCAATATCAATTGTATGTACATTGTGTCCATACTTTAGTGTTAAACGCTTTAGTAGTTCACTTCCTATAAAGCCACTTGAACCTGTTAGTAATATATTCATCGCTTTTCCGATTCTATAACGCTTTCTCGTAAGTATGAGCTACTAAATCTGTGATCTCTATTGTTAAAATACAATTCTATATCACGTCTACGACATATATCTTTGCCTGTAAACTCTTTGTCTCTATATTCCTCTCCTAGAATTCTTACATTAATAGTGTATAATTCTAGTATATCCTCAAGGTCTTTTTCAGTACCATAAGGAATAATTTCATCTACATAACTTACAGCTTTTAATTGTGTGTAACGCTCAACTACTGTTTGTATAGGAGAGTTTTTATCTTTACGATCATTACTAGGATCAACCTGCAGACCGCATATGAGATAATCACATTGTTCTTTTGCTTCACGTAACATTTGTACGTGTCCTGCGTGAAGTAAGTCAAATGCACTACATGTAAATCCTACTTTCATTAGTGATTCCTCCCACCGTCAAATACACAAATAAACTTTAAACCAAAGTCTGTATTATTATGTACTCTGTGGAATACATTGTCCTCAATTAGTACAGTATCACCTGCTGTAACATCAAATATTTTATGATCAAGTTCCATCTGGCCACTGCCGCTGACAAACATATATACTTCTTCTTGCCCGGCATGTCGATGTCCAGTTGTACTTTTATGAGCTGATAACATTGTACTGCTTACTACTAAGTTATTTAATAATGTATTATCTTTTACAATGTAGCGATCATCGTTTTTAACTTCATCGCCGCCAATATCCCATTCACTGTATTTCATTTATCATCCTTTAACTTTCGTTCATGTTAATACAAAGAGCTTGCTGTTCAGGTTTAAAGTAACCTCCGCCTTTGCCATGATTTTCACTTAATGCTTCTCTTGCTTGGAAACACTCTACCATATTAGTATGGGTACTTACATGCTCAACGTAAGGCGTTGCATCATAAAAGTATACAAATACTAATGTCCACATTATATTACTCCTCGTAATAGTTTTCTGCTAAGTTTCTTAGCATTGCAATTAATTCTTCAATGGTATTTAGGTCTTGATTGTTATCAGTATCTATTTCCACTTCCATCTTAATTTTCATATTATTCTCCGAAATCAAACAAACTACTAAATGTATTATGTTGCTTAGTATCTTCTAATGGATAGTTTAGCACACCAATCAAGTTGTCTAGTTTGTTATCAATAATAGTCTCCGCCATTGCTGCATCATCGAATGGTAGTTCTTTAAACCATTCCGGAATACGCAATTCATCTGTTGGATACGCAACACTTGTGTAACCCAGCGGATTCTGTTTTAATTTACAAACAATAACTTTCATACCGTCAACAATCTCTTGCGAGTATTTGTCTCCGTTCATACGCTTTAGCGTATTCCAGTTAATGCTTGCCCGTACATGACCTGGCATATTTGCCTTGCCTTGCTTTTCTTCTAAACGTTTGTAGTGTCCTACTTTGTTAGCACGTTTAGGAGATCCTTTTTCATAACCAGGACGATTTTCAAACTCCTTACGGAACTCTGTAATACGTTGCAAAACATCTGCTTGCGGAATATCAGTAAGTACCATAAGCAAGATTTCACTTAGAAACTCCTGCATAAACACAGGTGTGTCTGATCTACGCAAGTCTAAGCCCATTGCCTTTACCTTGCCTGCTTTACCGTCTAGGTCTGTTCTAAAGCCTTCGTTATCAATTACTAGTGCCGCATAACGCTTCTTAGTAATATACAAGCCCGACTGTGCAATAATTTCACGTCCTGCCGCAATAACATCACTACGTGACTTTGGACAATGAAATGCGTCTGCCATAAACTTTGCAAATGTTGTATTTGCTTGTTCGCATACCTGATCCATAAGTGCAATACACTTTTCTTTAGACCATTCAAGTTTTCCGCTTTCGACGTCATCTTTTAGCATAGGCCAAGCACTAAAGTAACAAGAGTCAGTATCGCCATATATCATTGCCTTACCGACATGATCATATTCACCTGTGATACAATTGTTTACTTCTGCTGACATATGCTTAACAATACTACGTCCTGTTAGTGTTGTCGATTGTCCAATACGTTTATCAAAGAATCTACAACCAGGATTAAGAATAGCACCATACAGACTGTTCAAGTTAATCTTTTTAACTAACTGTCTTTTATCCCAATATTCAATTTCAACAGCATTGCCGGCATCTTTTGCTTTTTTAAGTTGTGCCTGCATGTCTTTACGTTCAGCATACCAACGCTTTAGTAGTCCTGGAATAACACCTTCATACTCCTGTGTAAAGATTGTACCATTCGAACTAAGCATCCAAGGATTGTGTGAGTCAAATATAAGTTTGTATATTTCAGCACCACTCATTACTTCTGTTTGTCCGCCTTCAAAATCAATTGTAAGAGGAATATCTTTACGTTGTTCCATAACAGCATCGTATTCTTCTGTTGCAAAACGTCCTTCCCAACTACCTGCAAATGACTTTTTCTTAAGAGTCATATCTTCATGCACACGGGCTTCTGATATCTCAGGACGTATCTGTCCTATGATAGTTTCAGGTGCCATATTCAATGCACGAATAACACTAGGATACAGTGAATTCAAATCCATTGACGCTACCCATTTGTGCAAGCCTTTCTTTGGAAATGCAACATACGCACCAGCCGCTTGTGTATTCTCAGTGTCGTCGCGTCTTTTACGATTAGGAACTTGTAGGCCTCTGTTGTGTGCTTCGTTAACAATGCCTTGTTCTGTAACAGCAACAGCACCCATAGTTGTTTGTAACAGCACTGTGTTTTCATGTGCAACAGTATTTGATAGATCAATAAAGCGTAGTTTCTTGTCTAGTTTGTCAAGTAGTGCTGTATCTTGTATGTTATATTCAATAAACTTACGGAAGTCATTGTTATACAGTTGATCTAGTGTGCCTTCATATGGCACTTTGTTTTCGCCTACTTCAATTTCACCAATAGCATCTAGTCGATATGTATGACGTTCTTCATATGTGTACTTACGATACAAGTTTAAACTATCTAAGTGTACTCTACCTACTAAGTCAAATGTTTGTGCTGTCTTGCCATACTTTTCATATTCACGCTTCTTAGGCAATTGGCCCCACAAGCAGAATCTGCGTGTATCATCTTTGCTTAGTACACGACTTGTTCTGTTTACAGTATACGGAATATCATAACCTTCACTGTTCCAACCTGATAAAATATCAGCGTCTTCAATTAGCGTTAAGAAAGTGTCAATCATGTCACCTTCTTTTTCAAATAACATTACATTTTCAATGCCTTCAAGTTCTGCTTTTGCTTGATCCATTGTAAGTGTCTTAGGCGGAACAGCAAGACACACCATAGTTTCCATCCACTGTAAGTATACAGATATAGAAGTAATAGGCATAAACGGATCACTAGGATCAGCAAAGCCTTTCTCAGGATCAAAGTCTGTCTCAATATCAAAGAATGCAATATTCATCTTAGGACCATCTTGGTTAAGATAGTTTTCACTTAAACATTGGAATATTGGATTGATGTCGCTTTCGAAAAGATCTTTGTCGCGGTTAATAGCAACTTCTTTTCTAAAGTCTTTTGTGTTCTTACATACAATACGTGTTAGCGGATCGCCATACACACTTTTGTATTTGCCACGTTGGTCTTTAAAGTAAAACGTATACTTTGCGTTGTACTCGCGGTATTCTCTTTTACCGTCTTTGCGTTCAACTACTCTGATAATATCAGAGTCGCGATCAAACATTGCGTCTACATAACTCATTCATTCTCCTACGTTGCTTATGGCCAACTTAACCTTCTACATGCCTAGCTATTGCTATTGGCGTTATATAATATATAGTCTACTAAGAGCTATGATGTTCATAATAATGAACCAACCAGTGAGTACTAATACCCAAGGTAGTCCACGTCTATATGCTCCAAAGAAACTTGCACAACTTCCTACAAAATAGAACGGTATGAAGATATCTGGTCTTGGAGTGAGTACAGTCCATGTTAATATAGAACTACCTATAATAACACTAACAGCACCTATCATCTCTGCATAGTGTGCAACCGGGTCTGAGGTGAGACTATCTCTATAAAAGTCTTTAATCCCTTGCACTTATTTGTCCTTACCGACAGTTACGACCAATGTTTCAAGATCGTCAAACTCATCGGAAACTCTTTCCCAGTCACCTTTTTGTGCAATTTTAATTGCTTTGTTAATTAAACTTGGCTTAATGTCAAGTTCTTCAGCTACAGCCTTAACTGTATCTTTTAGACCTGCTGTAAGGTCTTCTACTTCTTGATAGACTGTTACGCCTTCATTTACTAGTCTTTCTAATTTTGCCTTTTCATCGGCACCGAATACACGACTTCCCATATGAGGATCTCCTTTAGTAATTTATATACTATTATACGGTATTATGAAGGGTTTGTCAAGAACTTTTTTCGTTTAATTTACGAAAAAGCATTTCTTTGATAGATTCCTGAGTAGGATCTGTTTTGTACTTTTGCTTACGTGGAAGTACTTTTGTTTTATCCGTATGTGAACCACCTGCTCCACTAGTGCGTAGTGCTTGTAGATCTTTGTATCCCGGATTACGTGCCTTGATTAACGGTTTCTTAGGTTTCTTTTGTGCCTCAGAGTTCATTTGACTCTTTGAGTTTGCCTTCTTCATTAGTATTAATAGTTCTCTTTTTAGTGCAGGATCTTTAAGTATGTTTTGTATTGATGTTGCATACTTATCAGCTACACTATTCTTGCCTTTAGTGTCTGTTTTATCTTTCTTATCGTTGCCTGTAAATACTCCGCTTAATGCTTTGTTTAGAGCATCAGGAGCAAGTGCTCCGCCTTTTTGTGTTGCATTATAACCTGTTTGAAATGCGCCGCCTAAACCTTTGGATTTGTTAACAGCTTTAACAGCATCGATTGGACCTTCTTCAATATCATTGTCCATGCTGTCACCAACAAGTTTATTTCTAGCAGGGTGTGGTGATTCGTTGCCACCTGGTTTAGAACTCTTAGTAAAGGCATCCTTGCCTTTGAGTTGACCTGCACTACCATGTTTTTGTTTACCTTCGTTAAGTGTTACGCCTGCTAGTTTAGCAAAATCACTTATGCTGTAATTACCTTCAACTGGCATAGTACCTTGCGGTACATTTACACTTTCTTGTAGGAAGTTTTCTTCAACTTGTACACTTTCTTGCGGGTTAGCGCCTTGCATACTTGCAACCATCGCTGCTCTATCAGCAGCTCGATCAGTTGGTTCTATTTGGAATAGTTTTTGTTGAAGTTTTTGAAAATCCATATTAGGCCTTTACGCACTTATTAACACGTTTGCCTGCGTTCTTGCCAGTGCCTTTTTGTGTTCCAGCTCTTTTGTAGCCTTTCCAAC